ATAAAATATGGGACTTGATCTAGTAACATTATCAGAATATAAGACTTATGCTGGTATCAGCAGTACTAATCAAGATGATGCTATTAAGAGTCTAATCCCTAAAGTATCACAGCTAATTAAAGGTATTTGTCGTCGTACATTTATTGATTGGGTAGCAGATACTAAAATAGAAGTAGTAAGTGGTGGTCAAGGTTATAAACTATATATGAAAGAGTACCCCTTACTTGCAGTAAGTGGTATAGAGTATAGTGCAGACTATGGAGCTACTTATACTGATCTAGTGGAATTTACTGACTTTGTAGTCGATCTAGAAGAAAATACTATTGTTAATATTCTAGTAGGTGACTGGCCTAAAGCTATTAATGGTTATAGAATTAGTTATACAGCAGGCTTCGAAGTATTACCAGTAGATTTAAAGCTAGCAGTATTTGATACTATTACTTATTATCTACGTCATGATGTTGCTGTACATAGTACACGTAATATTGGATCTAATACTGTACAGATTGAGTATATCACTAATGTAGCACTACCTGCACATATTACTCGTATTCTCGATCTATATAAAGCGAGTTATGATTAATCATGAGTATTGATATTCATAAATCCAGAATATTTGATCTAGCAATAGGTATGGGATCTGGTCTAGAACGAGTAACTAAATTACTACGTTTACGTAATTTAGAAATGATTAAAAAAGAAGTGGCAGATTTTAGAAAAAGTTTTATTGATAGTACTAATCCCTCAATATATATTTTAGATATTACTAATGATATCGTTAATCCGATAGTTAATAGTTTAGGTATTGATGATATTAAAACTTTTACTGAAGAAATCACCAAAGAAATAGAAAAAATATACTCTAAAACTAATAGTAAAGATTTAGTATCTATTATTACTACTGCTGAAGAAAAAGCCAACAATAAGTTTATAGCTTTAAAATCAGGTAACTATACTAAAGATATATATTTAGAATATAGAAATGTTGTTAGGCAACTGGGTAAAGATATATCAGGTATTTTTTCAGACAGAGTAATAGTTAGACTAACAGATCCTGAGAGTATAGGCCAATCTGGTAAATTAGTTTTAATTGGTAAAACTTTTTCCGGTATGAAAGATAATCTTAATAAAGCTATAAATAGCTATATTAAAACTAAGTATGGAAACAAAGACTTTTCTTATGGATCTCTAAGAGTAGCGGGACATACAGCCGTTGAAGTAGGATCCAAATCTTTTAGAATTAATACGCCTTTAATTCAAGAAACATTACTTAGACTGGAAGCCGGTGGTTTAAAAGGTAAAGATGCCTTTGATAATATAGAAAATTCATTTACGCAAAGTGTACCGTTATTTATGAAACATAAAATAACGTTTAACGAGACTTTTACTCCAACAGCAACTACTTTATTAGATATAGGCTTTTCTTTTGTAGTATCTATGGATCCAACAGAAAACTCTAAATCAGGCTCATCTGATGAAAGAGCAGCAGTTAAAAGTATTATTAGTGGTAGAATATTTCCAGAACTTGTTGAAACTTTACAAAAACGAGTAGGTTATTTAAAAGATAATATTTTAAATATTAAAAACTCTCCTAAACCTTTAGAATATATAACTGAACTAATAATTGCTTCTTTACTAAATAAAAAAGCAAATAGTCATATAGATATATCTTCTAGTAGTAAAACTCAACAGATAGGTTCACTAGTATTACCTAAATTACCTAATGGTTCTAGTATTAAGAAAATTACTAAAACACCTTCAAGTAATGTTGCAGTAGTAAATGTACCTAAAGAATCTACTGTTAATTTATTATCACTATTAAGAGCTCATATAGCTGACCAAGTTCAGCAAAATATGGGTAAAGGCGACGCTAGATCAGTGCTTAACTATAGATCAGGACGTTTTGCTAATTCAGTCTCTATCGAGCGTTTAACAACCTCTAGAGAAGGAATGGTTTCAGTATTTTATAATTATATGCGTAACCCATATGGAACCTTCTCAGATGGTGGAGAGCAACAATCACCACGTTCTAGAGACCCTAAGACGCTAATCTCTAAAAGTATTAGAGAAATCGGAGCCTCAGCAATGTATAATAGAATGAGGGCAGTACTAGTATGAGCGTTTCAAGAAGAACAGGAGTAGTAGCTGCGCTAGTAGCACTATTTAAAAATATAGATGGCACTGGTACTTATAATATTAATTTATTTAATAACGTATATCCTACTCTAAAGTTCTGGGATGAGGTAAAAGACTTCCCAGCACTTTATTTAGTATCTGGTGCAGAAACCAGAGAATACCTTCCAGCTAACTTCGTATGGGGTTACCTAAACGTAGGTATTAAAGTATATACTAAGGGCGAAAGCTCCGGGGCTGATTTAGAACTATTACTAGAAGATATAGAACATGCTATTGATTCTACCCGCGGTAGCCTACTATATAATAGTGATTTAGGTTACGAAACCACTCAACTATCAATTACTTCTATTACTACGGACGAAGGGCTATTATCTCCCTTTAGTATCGGAGAAGTAAATCTACTAGTTAGATACCAAGTAATGTAATATTGCCCTATGGGCCAATTTTGTACGAAATACACCGAATACAGATAAATATCTAGTTAAAGTGTTACAGTACACAAACTAAAGGAAGATTCATGGCTACATTCAATCTGATTCGTAATAGTAGAGTATTCTTTACTACTAACGTTGCCTCAGGAACTGGTGTTATTAACCCAACAGGTTTTACTCCAGCTAATACACAAGAATTAAACGTTCTAGACGGATTTACTTTCACACAAGCTAGTAATGCTGATACCATTACTATTTCGGAATCTGGTAATACACCTTCCCGTGGACAGCGTGCATTCAATACATCACTAAATCCCGTAGATTTCTCATTCTCTACATATATGAAGCCAACTACTCAAGAAGTAGTTCGTGCAGAAGAATCTGTACTATGGAATGCACTATTAGGTACAGTAGCTACTACAGATACCGGTGCTTTATTTTCATATGCTACTCTAACTGCAGCAGCTATTACAGCAGCTACAGCTACTACCTCAGCTAAGTTAACACTAACTGGTACTACCTTTGTAGCAACTGGAATAGCTGTAGGCGACTTAGTACAGCTAAAAGGTTGCACAGGTTCAGGGGCTAATGAATTAAATACACAATATGTAGTAACAGGTATCACTACTAATACTATTATTGAACTTACATTCTTAACTGCTCCAGTATCTATTTCTGGTAGTGTACTAGCAAACTTTACAGCCAGTAATACTGTAGCCTTCCATAAAGCTTCATGGTTAAGCCAGCCAGTAGCTACTGGAGATACTTTAGGTACTGTAGCCGGTGTAAACGTAGTTACCAATCCAGCAGGTTCAGTAGTATCTTATGCAGAGGTTAGTACCTTTAAGGCTAATGCTAACCAGCTATTAACTTTTGGTCTAATTATCGTTGTTGATAATATTACCTACTTAGTTGATAACTGTGCGCTAGACCAGGCTTCTATCGATTTCGGTCTAGATGCTATTGCTATGGTTGCATGGACTGGTAAAGCTACTGCTCTACGTCAGATGAGTACGTCTTTATCATTCACTGCTCCTAGTACTACTACTACTAATCTAAGTGTTACTAACCCTGTAACAGTAGCAGTAACGTTAGGTAGCCCTACTGTTACTTTAGGTTCAAACTATTATTTACCAGTTGGTACTGTAATTAGACAGGGTGGAGATATTGTAGGAGTAGTTACTACTGCTTCAGGTACTTTTGCAGTCCCTACCTCCACAGCAACTCTAGCAGCTAATGCTACTAGAACACTAGTCGCAGGTACTACAGGAGCTATCGGTACTTGCTATTTTAGCGTACCAACAGTTATTGCAGCAGGTGTAGATAATAATAGCGCTACATTCACTGGTAGTGTAGCTGGTAAGTTTACTAATTCCAACTATATTACCAATAAGCTATCTACTATTACTTTAGTAGCGGGTATTAGCGGTTCTGGTAGTACTTCTTATACGGTACCTATTACTGGTGGTAGTATCCAGATTTCCAATAATATTAACTATATTACACCAGCTAACCTTGGTGTTGTAAACGTACCTATTGGCTACTATACTGGTACACGTGCTATTACTGGTACACTAAATGCTTACTTACGTATCGGTGCAGGAAGTACATCAACTCTATTAGCTACTTTATTATCAAATGCTGCTACTACGGCAGGTATTGAACCTAAGTATAGAATGGGTATCCAAATCGGCGGTGTTAACAATGCTACTAAGGTAGAGGTTCTAGCTAATGGTACTTCACTACAAATTCCAACTGTAGACGCTCAGGCTGTTCTATCTACTGTAATTAACTTTACTGTAGAAGGTTTCGAAGGTGTATCAGCAGGTTCTGCTAACTTTGACCTACAAGCAGTTAACGATATGAGAGTTCGTTATTTCTCTGTTTAATAAATAGAGTTTATAGGACCCGGCCTGATCCCCGGGTCCTCTTTTTCCAACCGTTACAATATTATAATTTAAGGATAAAATCCACATGGCTACTGCCCTATCACTAAAGTCCCTACTAGTTCCTAGTAAGACTGTAGAAGTTGAATTTCCAGGACTTCCTGGTTTCAAAGTTAATGTATCATTCCTTTCTAGAGAAACTCTAGTTGCTATTCGTAAAAAGTCTACCAAGACATCTTTTAAGAGTAATAATCGACAACTTCAGGAAGAACTAGATGATAAGTTATTCCTACAGCATTACGTAGAAGCATCAGTTAAGGGATGGACCGGCCTGACCCTAGCTTATCTAGAGCAGCTATCCCCCGTTGATCTAAGCGGCCAAGACCTAGAAGCAGAACTAGAGTTTAGTACAGATAATGCGCTAGCTCTAATGCAGTCTTCAAGTAGTTTCGATTCCTTTATTAGCGAAACTGTAACGGACCTATCAAATTTCAGCAAGAGCAGCAGCTCGAAATAAATCAACAGATAGAGAACTATTTCGGTAATAGTTCTCTAGGCATGACAAAAGATGCCTATTTCGAAATGTGTGAGGCTCTAGGTACAGAACCCCTAGAGTCTGAAATACCGGTAGAGTATAGTGACTTGCTATTAGATATACAGGAAGCACTAAGTATCTATTCAAAACTAAAAGATGAATGGGATACTATGAATGGTCACTACCTTGGAAAGAGTTATGCAGGTATTTCAGATATATTTGATATATTAGAAGTAGCTAAAGAAGATAGACGTACTATGTTTGATCTAATAGGTACTATAGATAACTATAGAGCAAAAAGTATAAAAGCTCAGCAACCTGCTAAGAAGTAATAAAAAGCCTGCATAGGAAACTACGCAGGCTTTTTTGTGCCCAAAAATTTACCCATTGACACTAAATACCCTTTGTGCTATAATTAGGTAACGTTGAAATAGTGCGCCTGAATTTTGTGAGGTGCGTACAAGGAGAAAGCATGGCAGATAATGTAATTACTACTACACTTAGAATAGTAGCAGAAGGCTTAAAAGAAGCTATTACGGGTAGTGCTCAGGTAAATACTAACTTAAGAAATGCAGCTACTTCTGCCGCAGCTGTACGTATTCCACTTCCGGTCCAGGCTGCTAGAGCGGGCTTAGCTTCTAGCAACGCTGCTAGCAACGCTGCTCAAGGGCAGGCTGCTGCTAGTTCTAATCTAGGTCGAGGTGTTACAGGTAGTACAGGTGCCGCTGGTCGAGACTTTGCCGCTCAGTCCCAAGGACTAGGCGGGCTTGTTCACGTCTATGCTACATTCGCTGCTAATATCTATGCTGCTAGTGCTGCGTTTGGCGCGTTAAAAGAAGCGATGAATACGCTTCACTTACAGCAAGGTATTGAACAGTTAAGTGCCCAATCAGGTAAGAATCTTACTTCACTAGCTGCTAATCTAAATATGGTTACTGATGGTGCTCTTTCTATGAAGGCATCACTAACCTCAGTTGCTAATGCTTCTGCGGTTGGTATGACTAATGCTCAAATCCTTAAAATGGGTGAAGTAGCTAAGAAAGCTTCACAAGCTATGGGATGGGATATGGCTGACGCTATGGACCGTCTTACTAAAGGTATTGGTAAGAACCGCCCACAACTACTAGACGAACTAGGTATTATTGTTAGTGCTAACCAAATTTACCAGGACTATGGCCGCCAGGTAGGTAAAACTGCGCTTACTCTTACTGACTATGAAAAGAAACAAGCATTCGCTAATGCTGTTCTACAGCAAGGTATTGATAAGTTCGGTGCTATTGATATTCCTACTAATCCATTCAATAAGCTAGAAGCTAGTGCTGCTAATGCTATGCAGTCTATTCTAGGACTTATTGATAGAGGCCTTGGCCCTGTAGTTAAGTATCTAGCTATGAGCCCCACAGGTCTAGCTATTGCTATGGCTAGTATTGGGGTTATTCTATTAAAGCAAGCTATTCCAGCACTTAGCGCTTGGAGAGAAAATGCACGTAGAGCTTCAGATCAGGCTGCTGCTAGCGCTGCTCAGATCCATAAATCATTCGAAGCTTTTGATATCCAACGTAAATTAGATGTTGCAGGACCTATTGCACAAGCCGCAACTGCTGAAGCTAATGCTCATATTGCAGGGGTACAGACAGCTCTGGCCAAAGCCTTAGGTGATAAGTCTAAACTATTAAAAAGCGCTATGAGCGGTACTTTTGATGCTAAAGATGGTCAGAAGCAGATTGATACTCAGATTAAATCTTCTGATACTTATTTAGCTAAGCTACAAGAAGCAAGAAAAACAATAGCAGCTACTGATATTGCCCACTTAGCTGCAATGGATGCGGATATAGCTAAGCAACAACAAAAAATTGGTCTATTAAAACAAGCTAGTACGTTAGCAGGACTAGCTATTACTCCTCAAGAGACTGCAAAGCATGCTCTAGATTCAGCAGAAGCAAGAGCAGCTGCTAATCCTAAAGTAGGTAGTCAAGGTTGGCAACGTCAGAAAAATGCGGATAGAGCCCAAAATGCTGCTAATAGTAGGGCCGTAATGGCTAACGTAGCTAGTAATACTCAAACAATGGGTATAGGTGGCGCATTCAAAGAATTATTAGATGATGTTAAAAAGGGTGCAAAAACTTTTGATGAAACTACTGGGGCAATGAGTCGTACAGCTACCACTGCAGGATTTGTAAGCAAAAGTTTTACTTTTCTTAGTGGTTCCCTACGTATTCTAGGAAGTGCGGCATCCACAGCTTTAGCAGCTTTTAGTGAAATAGGTATGATATTGGCTGTTATAGGTATAGCCTATGCAGCGTTTGACGGCTGGGTTGCTAAAGCTACTGAACAACAAGACGCTTTTAATAGTAAGTTAGACGAAGGTAGTTCAGCTATTAAGACGGCAG